ATAAATAAGGTAACTAACAGGGCGGGGCAACCTATTAAGCCACCCCACCCCCATTAGATTATAGAAGAGATGTATTGAGATCAGCAACCTTAGAGCTTGCCCCCTCATTACGACACTCAAGAGCGTACTCACTCAAAAGCAACCGCTTCTCAGCATCGCCCGTCTTAGCAAGTTCCCAAATCTTGAATGGTCTTAAGTAAGCTACAGCCCACATATCTTTCTGGATAATAGATATAGTACGATCACGGCTAAAACGTGAAGGTACAATCTTCAATTCACCAAAATCAGAAACATAAACATCAGATGCTCCGATGATAGATGCGGGTCCAACATTCGCTTGGTCACGATAAATAGTAGCAATACCACTGAACTGGCTGGATACATTCTGCTTATTAACAGCACCTGTAATAGCACATTCAGGATCACCACCGGAGGTCCATGCTTCCTGCACGGCTTCCTTGAACATCGCTTCAGTCAAATCCCGCTGTGTCCCATCCGTCAGGGCCGCTGTGGCACTAGAATAACTATAGGAAGTCCCTTGGGAACCGTTGGTTTGAATCCAATGCTCCATACCACGGGTCTGACTTGCAGTAGTTCCGGTGCCGACAACCTGATTATTGTTCTGACACAATGCGGTTTCAATATCACGCTTTAGCTCTTTACCCTTCTTAGCGACCTGATAAGCAATTTCAGACTTTCGCCCTGCTTTCAAGGTAGACTCATGCGTTCCTGAGATAATCAGGGTTTTAGCACTGATCTGAGTTGAGTTACTAAGCCGGGTAGTTGCTGTGCTGGCATCAATACCAGCAGAATCATAATCCTCGCCCTCAAGCTGACTGTTATTAGCCGCTGAAGCCAAGCTGTCTGTTTGCCATTCATGCGTAGTTGTCGTAGCTTTAGTTCGCCCGATGTTACTCATGAATGGAGTTTCTGTTGGGCTGATATTATAAATCACATCGGTTAGGTCTTCCTTAATACCGATAGCCCCTGTTACATTAGTAAGATTACCCTGTACTCCAAAAGTATTTGCCTTTACTGACATTTCATTACTCCTTAAAAAACTTAAATGTGGTTACATCAACTCAAAGATAGCTGACGCTATATCTTCTGTGCGTCCACCTCTTGATTGTGCAACCTTCATTTTTGATTTGAATTTACCTGTAGCCTTATCTCTACTAGGCGTGTTTTTATTTCCACCCTTAACCACTCTAGGAACATTCTTGATTTTCTTTGGGTTGGAACTTTGAATCTTGTCATACAACCGTGCCTTATTTAGTATCAACAAGCTTCTATGGTCCGTCACCGCATCTAAATCTTCCTTGGAATACCCTACTGATCCAGCGTAAAGCTTTAATGCCTCACTAAGCTTTTCACGTTTTTCAGGCACCTTCCAATCCGGTAATCGTTCTCCTAAAAGTTCCATCTCCCTAGTAAGCAGTTCTTGGTGTTGCACCGCATGTTGTTGTTGAGCTTGGCTTGCAATTCTCTGTTGTTCTTGGGTGGCCCTTTGGTGTCTTGTTTCTATATCCCGCATTTCTTCCTTACGGGTCATATATCCAATTGGGTCATCCTCTTTCAACTGGTTCCAGTCTATATCCTCATACTGCTGGTATTGCTCACCCATTAACTGCTGAAACTGGTTAAGTGCCTGAGTGTACTGTTGGCGTTCTGCCTGAACCGCCTGTCGCTCTTGCTCAAACGCTCTCTTGTCTTCAGCCAACGTCTGCGTCTTTTGGGTGTAATCAGCACCCTTTTGATAGCCACTTTTAAGTTCTTCAAGGTCTACCTGTACCTGCTTACCCTTAACATTCAGGGTGTAGGTTGGTACCTCTACTTCGTACTCATCGGATTCTTCCCCCAATTCATCATCGGAAGTTTCATCCTCTGGCTGTCCTTCTTCGTGTGATTCCTGCTCTTCCCCCTCCGGTTCCTTTGCGTGGTCCCTGTCCTGAGAGGGTATATACTCATCTGGCTCTTCCAAGATGCCTTTTTTAACAATGGCTTCAGCCGCATCTGCACTGCTGTTGAACTCTTCTTGCGGGGCATCAACAACGGCTACATCACCACTGCCGACTTCCCCTTGGGGATTAGTCTCAGTCATCTTTTTTCTCCAAAATGTACGATTTTACTTGACACGCCCCAAAATCGGGGTTATCGTAAAAAAGATTGATCAAAAAGTTATTAAAAAAAAGGCTTTGAGGCCTCTCCTCAAACTCCACTCAAAATCAATGGTTAAAATCAGCTAGTTTCTGAAGTAATTGCAACAGCCGCTTGAGATTGACCCCAGATATACCATGTGGTCCCATCACAAATAGTTGTAAACATATCACCCTGTTTAGCTGTCGTAGCAAATGAAACAACATCATCTGCTGAACCATCAAAAATTCCACTGTGTGCCGTACCGTCAGCCGCAGTAGAAAGACTACCTGCTAGAAATTCACCTGATCCATGCCAAGTTACAGTACATGCAGTCGTAGTATTGTCCTCGTTCAAAATAAACGTGTAATTTAATCCTGCTTCTGGGGCAGATGGCATTGTAATATCAATCCCAGTCTTGCCAACAAATATAATCTTACCAGAATCATTAACGGTCAAAGTTGTATCCGCTGTAATTGTTTCTACTGCTAGTTTACGAGGCTGAAACCTCTCACTAACAACCATCTGATTGTATCGTCCACCACCACTCATAATTTCTCCTTAGTCTATTACTAGACTTGTTTAGAATCCCCTTTAGGGGTAATTAACTTATTTTGCGTACATATTTGGGCTTTTAGATGACCCACCCGCTGAACGCCCCGCTTGACACATAGACCGTGATTGGTCCTTGTTGCCAGAGCTTTCACCCTTGCTACCCTGCTTGAGTGTCGATTGCCCACTACCACTATCCTTGTAGTGTGCATTTACAGGAGTCGGGTACCCCTTCTTGTTCCTAGAATAATCCACCTTGTTCCCCCATTTCTTTTAGTTGCTGTTTCGCCAGCTTACCCGTATCGACATAACTATTGATATGCCCTACAACGGTATCCAGCGTCTTATACATCATCCATATCTTCTCACGCTCAACGGAATTCTCAACAGAGGTTTGTTCCCACGCTTTAAGATATGTGTCCTTTAGGTAATTGATTGTTTCGGTTAGTACAGGATCATTTAATAAATCCTCCGCACTCCGTCCCTGTTTTATTTCCTTACCTAATGTTTCATCATTCATATATTACCTTATATTTAGGTTTTACGCTTGAGTGGGTTTTATTAGGAATAACCCTCGCCCTAAACTGTCTATCTAAAATAATAGCCTTCTGTGTTGCATGGTGGAGGGCTGTCATTTCACGACTAATCCGTCCCGATAGTGACGTTCCTTGCCTGTTCCTTTTCAAGTTCCAACTCCTCAATCTTAAGTTGGTGTTCTGCGGCTTCCATCTGCATCTCCGCCATTAGCTTCTCTTTCTCAAACTTGATCTTCTCAATTTCAATCTGGGCTTTAGCCGCTTCAAGTTGGTTCTGTTCCTGCTCTGCTTGGAGTTCTGCTTGCAACTTAGCAACCTCAACTTGGTTCTTCTGCTCGTCCCTTGCGTAATCAGCTTGGACACGGGTCATCTCTAATCCTTGACGCTCCTTGTCCATCTGCATTGAAAGCTGTGATTTCTGCATGTCCAACTGCATTTTTTGGGTATCAGTCTGGGCCTTCATTTGGGCCTTCTTGATCTCAATTTGGGACTTCATTTTTTCTGCTTCAAGTATTGGGTCTGGTTGCGGTGGCTGTGGAGGAGTGGTATCCGGGTTACTTATAAACTTCTCCTTGTTCTTATACCCCATGCTACCAAGTGCCTCACCCACCATATTAAATACATTCTTCGGGCTGACCATGTGTTTAAATTCAGGGTCCTGCCTTATAGCTATATAGTTCTGGGCCAACAGGGACATGTGTTGTATGGCTTGATCCCTGTTTCCATGACCCAACCCAACACTAACCGACACGTTAACATTCCCCTTCCATTGTGTAGGATCAACAGGAACCCACTTGTTTCTGAGCTTAATAACATCCTCTCTGTCTTGATGCTTTAATACCAACCCGTACACCTTGTTGAACATATCCTTAATGCCAGTTTCAGCAAAGTTACGGACCATCAACTCCAACCTAGCGTTAGCCGCATCCATCTGGGCATTAGCTGGGCCAGCTTTAGCGTTATTCAATACATCCGGGTCAATACCCGTCCTGAACTTGGATATGCCTGTCCTGCCATCCCTGATGCTATCTATGTACCCTAAAAGTTCAAAACTACCGTTAGGTAATGGCGGTGTGTCCAACCGTGTTACAGCGTTTGGGGTCTTAACCCTGATTACGCCACCCGGTCTTGAAGTCAATAAGTCATCAAGGTTTGCCTGACCCTCCAACATGGTAAACCGGCCGTTGTTCAGGTTATAAATGTTGTCAAGAATGTTCCTGAGAATAGTTGACTTAATAACCTGAATGTCCATAGTCTTATCTGCAAGACCTAAACCGTAGTATTTATGAGGCACAGGTATGGGGCAGATAGAGGCAAACGGCTTTTCGTCAATAGGTATATTCTCTAATATATTATTAGATACCTTAGTTATCTTACGCAGTTCTGCATATCCGTCCCCATCCCAATCCACATTCAAATAACATTCTGTGAGCCAAACTTTCCTCCCTAAATGTTGGTTGTTAAATGAATTGTCATTACTATATGAATCATCAAAGTTATGTCTTGCTATAAATTCACTATCCCATTCCTGTTCATCATCACCCATCATTTCTTCTAATTCTGTAGCATCATGATCTGGGTACATCTCTTTCAACTCACTGATACTAACCCTGACCCTATGCCCAACAAACTGTGCTTCATCCAAGGATTTAGCTCTCCGGCTGACCAACAACTCCTCTGGGGCAACAACTTCTATTCTTACTTCCCCCGGTTGTTTCACACGTTCCACAACAACATCATGGATGTTTATTTGGTTCGGTTGCCCATCCGGCCCCAGAATTTCCTCCTCAGTCTGGGTATGCTCCACAACCTCAACTTCATCGTCACTAACCAATTTTTGAAACGCAAAATCATCAAGCCCACTATATTCCTCCCTCTCAACGTGTTCAGTGTCATCCCACCAAATCTTAGCCACGCCTGTCTTTTCCAAAAGGGCATCCTTAGCCATATCATGGATAATCCTGTACCCATCACAGCGTTTACTAAATATATAATTTACATAATCCGTGGCTTGTTCAGCCTCGTTCTCATCCTCTGGTCCGTTGGCCTCAAATTCACACAACTCATCATCTGCTGTGAACACCTTCATAATATGTGGCATAGCCCACTCCACGACCTCAAACACATCGTGGGATACTACTTGAGATCGACCTTCAACCTCATTACCAATATAATCCCCGTAGTAGAACTCCAACGCTCTCCTGCGTTGGTCACCTAATTCCCCATCATGGCGGCCCATCGCATTGTCCACTTCCCAATCCAACAGGGACTTTAACTCGTCCTCAGTAATTTTGTCTTCTTTACTACGATTTTTTCTTGCCATATTTCACAGTATTTTTTTTAGGTTTAAACAAATTTTTGATGGCGTTGTGGCCTTCCTCCACGGGGGTGAGATCGTTTGAAAAAATCAATCCCACCTTCTCCTCAAGGACTTTAACTTTTTCCTGTAATTCCTCGATATTTACCCTGTCTCTTATACTCATACACTCTCCCTTATTCTACCATTGTTGGTAGTTTTTTGCTGTTAGACCCATGATGGACTTCCCTATGGCAGTTGGCACATAACAATATACACTTCTCCCACTCCTTAACTATTCTAGCCCAAGACAAAGTCATACTACACTTCCTGATACTAAACTCCTTGTCTCTTAAATGGTGAAAATCATACACATGCGATGGATACACGTTAAGACACAAATAACACCTGCCACCGGACATCTCTATTAACTTATCTGATCTTTCCCTACATTTTTTCTTTCCATGCTTCCTATAAGCTTCCCTTCTTTTCTTGTTCTTGCATTTTTTACAGCGGGTGTCCCTGCCATCCTTGTTATCTCTTTTTGCTGGGTAATCGCCTAATTGCTTTATCTCGTTACAGGCGTAACAAGCCTTCACACTATTCCCATCTTCGGGTATGCCAGTGGGGCGTTTGAGGTACTGTTAAAGTTCCCATAAGCAAACGTCAAGCAAAAGGCATCGGCTAAATCAGGAGACTTCAATCCCCTCTTCTTCATATCCTCCTTACTCTCTGCTTGGAGTTTACCAAGGGATGTGTAACAAAACTTAACATTAGCCAACTCATCAATCAGGTCTTCATCATGGGGGATAGATACACTCATCGTGTCAAACCAATCCCTAGCATTAAACCACAACTCATCCCTGAGCCTGTTATATAAAACCTCCACCGATGCCCTTTCAGCCACGTTGACCCCACGGGCAGGTAACCCCATCTCCATAAGCCTGTCAACAACACCACTGCCCAGCCCGATACTATCAATAAGAATTTCTCTAGGCCGTTCATCAAGGTGCAGTTCTGTTTTCTTATACTTGTTAGCAATAATACCGCAGGTCTGCATAAGGTCCTTACCCCTCCAACTCTCAACCTTACCCACAACACGCCTACCTTTCCTGATACACAGGGCGGTGCTGTCTGAACCGAATCTCGCCACATCCAGCCCCCATACAACAGGCTCATCTTTTGGTATCTCAATATGTCTCTCTATAGCACCTTCAACGAGGCTAAGTGGCATAATGCTGTCATCATCATCTTTAGGAAACTCACCAAGTACCCTGACCCTGAATATGTTGCTGTCCTCCCCGTATTTCTCACGCATAGATTCAACATACTTTGGGCTGACCTGTTTACTATCAGCACAACTGACCTTCATGGTCTTCCAATACTTCTTCATCTTCCCAAAGGCATCATAAAAATAACCACTGGTCCTTGTGGGGTTCCCCGCCAAGAAAGTTTTAGCACCCTCTGTTGACATGGCACCCTCACCAACCTCAAATATAATCGGTTCAATACCACTGGCTTCATCCACCATGAACAACATGTTCTCACTATGAAACCCCTGAAATGCCTCCGGCTGTTCCTTCCTTGCCGTTCTTGCAACACCGAAACTCTCACCCGGAGCCGCCTTCAATGTTATCCTGTCAGACTTAACCTCTAAAAGATTCTTTAAAAATACAGGGAGCCTCCTATACCATTTGGCAATCTCACCCCACAATACATCTGTTAACTGGTGTCCCGTTGGTGCCGTACACGCTATCTTAGCCGGGTATCTTGTCAATAACCACCATATGATAATCCAACTTTCTAGGGCTGATTTCCCTACCCCATGCCCCGATTTTACCGCTACCCTGTCATTATTCTTAATAAGCAACATCGCTTCCTGTTGCCATTTCTCAGGGGTAACCCCAAAGGCTTCCTTAACAAACCTAGTGGGGCTGTCCTTCCACATCCTTAATCTCTCTGCAACTTCCTTATTAGCTTTAGTCATATATTAAGTTTTCTACTTCGCCCCAGTCAGATTTTAATGTTTTTAATGTTTTTAATGATTTTAATGCCTCATAATTTTTAGCTTAAACTACAAATTTAATCATCCGGGGTTATATCCAACACCGCATCCCCTTGTATCATCTTAAGGGCATCTACAAAATTAACATTCACCTGCTCCAACTTGTGCATTTCCTTCGGCATGATACCTGCCACCATCTTACAAAAACCCAATGGGCTTTCCTCTGCCGCTAACCTCAACAGGTCTTTACCTTGTGTTGTGCCAGACTCATTATTAGTCACCTCATTCCACATATCCTGCATATCACTGAGGAACGCAGTAGACATCTCTGCTCTCTTGTTCAATGCCTTACCACTCTTGACAGCCACTTCTTTCTGTGTCCTAGTAGCTACGGAGGTTTTTCTAGGGGTCTTGGGGTTTCTCTTCTTTACCTTGGGCTTAACCTTCTTAGCAAACAATGCTAAATCCTTCTCATTAGGATACCTAATCGCCATAACAAACACTCCTCACGGGCCACATCCCATCTATAACAGGGATAACGCTACCTTCACCAAACAGCTTCTCATATATACATGTCTCACAGACCCACCCAATAGTGGTGGTTACATAACTGTAAGGCTGACTCCAATTTTGACCGTTTGGGTTGTCACATACACTAAACACTAAGTTACCCGGCTTAACCTTTAACCTGTCGCTAGGGTGACAACTCTTCAGTCTATTCATACTGTAATAAGGAAACACTAAAGCCTCATCCACGGCATCGTCCCCGTTGTAATCCATATAAGCTACAACACTGTGTGGGACCATATTCGGTTGCCAAGCATATACCCTAC